GCACTCCTTGAATGTCTACACGTGCATCCATTAGTTCTGCTAACATTGTTCCGCCTGGATCAACAGTTTTTAAAATATCTTTGATTGATTCGAACCATGAAGTGAAATCTGTTTTTTGCGCATCTCGCCACGCTTCGAACTCTTCTTTTCTAGCATTCATCCAATCAGTAAAATCGCCTTTATTTTCGTTGATAAAAGCGGTCATGTCTGCGATTAAATCTTCGACGGATTGCCAATAAGAACCCATTTCGCCCTCTGTTTTAGAAGCAGCATTCACAACAAAGTAAGAAAAGTTCTGCGTTGAACCAATTAGGTTATCACCTTTATGAATACTGAAATATGCTTCTTGTCTGTGTAACGACTGCATAGAATATTCGTCAAAGGTATAGTGAATAATCCCTTTTTTGGCATTCACAATTTTTGCTGAACGTTGAATCGGATATTTATTATCAATAACCGATTCAAAAAAAACTTCGCAACCTGTTAAATCAAGTGGCAAAGCATTTTCAACTAGTATGGCTTCTAAAACTTCTGTGTTTCGATTTCCTTGTCGTACATTCTGAATCCCAATGTAATTGTAAGGTTCAGTTGTACTTAGCGTTGCTTGCCATTTAACCATTGAAAAATCCTCCTTTCGTTATTTTGGTGGAATAACAATCGATTGAATAGAATTAGCAAAATATAATCGGTCATATTTTGCGACAATTCGCCCTTGCTCGGCGTTCTGTTCTATGGTTTGGATACGTCCGTTATTTAAGCCGTAAATCACGCCCGTGTGACCATATGTTGGGTCTACTGTCCAACCTGTTCCCCATTGGCCACCTCGTCTAATATTGACGATTGCTCCTACTACTAAATCTTGATACGTTGGATTTTGGATTACTCGCCAACCTACCGCATTCCAATCATATGCTTCACCAATATCTGCAGCAGATGATGTATCACCAATTACATGTGAAAAGCCATAAATTGTTCCTGCACCTAAACCGCAGCCGCCCATAAAACCAGAATATTCGGCTGGAACGGCATAACATTGCCCATTACCAAGCCATTTGCCCATTAAGGTCTCCAAATGTTCTATGCCAGCTTTTCCTGTTGCAGTAGAAGCTTTCAAATCTTTGAATTTGTCATACCATGCTTGTGCATAGTTTTGTCTTTCTGGGTGCGCTGCAGCTGGACGTTCAAAGTTTAATTCAAACGCATAAGCAGCAGTTTTAGGCGAGCTAACAACTTTAAATTCATCAACTGTTAATGGACTTACTTTTCCTAACCATTGCCCATTGAACATACACCAATTAATTAATTGAGCTTGAGCTAATGACGTCCTATAGTCTTGTTTGATACCTGCAGCTGCGATTAAGCGTTGTACATATTCTCGACCATTCCAAGTTGGAGCGCCTACCAATGGATATGCTGAACCATCCCATTGAACCCATCCGTAAGCTGGACCGCCTATTTGCTCGGTATCTGGGTTCATACTTGGACCAACTTCTCCTTGTACATTTCCAAGGATACCTGCAGCAGCTGCTTTGCTGTATCCGTTAGCCAATAGGTAACTCCATAAGTCCCAAGCAAATTTATCTGCATCGCTTGTAACTTCGGATGGATAACCACCTGTACCAGCTCCAGAACCGCCACCACCATTTTGACCAGGTATAACTTCTTTGCCATTTAAAAATAACTTTTTAGCGTGAATCGTACTATCCTGACCATCTATTCCAATAAAATAAAAATCATTTCCCAAATGAAATTGCTGTCCCCCTGCAATAGCTATTCCAGTACCTTTTTTATTAGAAAAACCAATAACGTTGGTCTTTGGATCATCACCAGTTATGAGAAGTGAGTTACCATCTTTTATAACTGGATTTCCGTTTTCATCTCTTAAATCAGGAAAAGGATTTCCCTTTGTTCCCATTGAACCAACGTGATTAGCCCCATTCCAAAACTCCATTCCTTTTTTGGTTAACTGCATAATTTTTTTACTGTTATTTCTGATTTCTAACAAACCATTTACTAATCTCAATACATCGCCTGTTTTGTTAAAAGAGTTCTGAAATACATTTGCATCGATAATTCCTGTTTTAATAAAGTTCGCATTAAACTTACCATCTAAAGTCCATGCTGTAGAAAATGGACCTTGCCAGCCTTTAGAAGAAAAACCTATGCCACTTTTATTAATTCTTAGTACTAATTTTGCTTTTTCTAATTTAGCATTATCACAGAAAAATAAATCTGTAGGTCTGTTTTTTGGCCACCAAATCACGTGACCACCATCATTTCCTGAAATAATATTTGTCACAACATCAATAAAATTACTTGCATATTGTTTACCTGTATAACCTTTTAATGTTTCAGCAATTTCTTGCTTTTGTTTCTCAAAAAACGTATATTTTGTATCTCCTGCTTCTAAGGATTCTACTCTTTCAGCTAAAGAATCATAAACAATTTTTGTTACTTGTGCAGTGATTTTTATATTATATCTTTCATGGAAAACATCAAACGTATCAAATAAACCAATTGTTCGAAACGATTTAAATCGTTTTGCTAAAGCTGAATCTTCCATTTTTCTTATATTTAATTCAATGGATACTTTAGGTTTGTCACAATTAGGATTTAGTGAAGAGAAATATTTTTTTGCAACGTTGTTTAAACTAGTTTGATTCGTAACTCCTTGTTCTTCTGTAAATTGCACATATTCTGAATAAATCTCTCCATCATAATGATTAATATAGGGAGAATCCACTTTATTCCCGTATATTCTTTCGGTTTGCCCTTCGTTATTCTGAACATCTGCATATGGAAAAACTCTTGTTAATAAACCATCAAAATTAATATCTACTTTTAATCCTGACAGATTTTTTCTATATCTAAACGTTGTAACATGATCTTTTCCACGTCTATTCAATAGAGAAAGTTTAAATGGTTCATGTTTCATTTCACCGCCATAAATTTGGTTGAAAGAACCATCTATCCCTTTTATGCACTGTAAAGGATTTGTCACTTCAATATTTGTAGAGCCAACACGAGTAATATCACTAAATAATCGAATATCACTTTGTTGGTCCATTGCTTTTTCTAAATGTCCCATTGCTTCTTCACAAGTGGCTCGTTCAAACGTTAATTTTTTAACCGCACGATTTCCTAATTTCATTGTTCGAGATTTTGCATAAACATATAAAACGCCTGTAACCATATCTTTGTAATGATTATAGATATAAAAAATATGGTAATTATCTTCTGCGTTAGGCTTACATTTTATTTGATAATTATGATCTTCTAATTGCTCTGAATACTTAGCATTAATAGGAAAAGCTAATTCAGCAGTATAGGCTCCATTTCCTTCTTCTGTCACCAGACACTTTTTACAATCAACAAGAACGCCAATTCCTCCTGCTTCAAAATCGGTATCTGTTGGACTATATAAAATAGGCTTCATATCTTTGTTTGCCACCTCGGTTCTAAACTAATCTTTTTTACATTACTACTCCAAGTAATATGGTTTTCTCCTGCATCTAAATACGGATACGTTTGATTGCTCAATAACTTTTTATGTTCATTTACTAAGATTCCATCTACTTCTCGGTATGTTTCCATCACATCAGGATCAGAATCGATAATAATGTCTGATGTAACGTTAGAAAATTTTGTTTCTCTTCCGTTAATTGAAATAGTTATATTGCCAGAACCATATATTTTAATCTTAGGATAAGAAATATAACGTTCTGGATTAAAAATAGAACCTTGCTTATCAAGATAAATAGGATGCATACCGAAAACATTTTTCTTAAATGGAGCAATACTCAAATCAAACGAAAAAGGAACTCCTCTTAATGTCTGAGAAGTCCCTTCAAAATTAGGTTCATTTATTACAATTGCTTGGTAAATATAACTAGGGTCCCAATAAGCTACAAAATCTACATACTCGCCTTTGGTATCTAGTGCTTCAGTGATTAAATCTTCATAATGCTGAATACGATCCATAGTAGGTGATAAATAAAAACACTCCAAGGTTTGTTCTACATTGGTATAGTAACCACCATCATTGACAGCTAGTTTATTTAATCCTGAAACTTCTTCAAGAGTAAACACTCTTTTCGCTTTTTTCTTTTTTGGTCTTTCAGTAATAAATGCATTAAACTCTTTGCTCCAATGATTTCCTAATTTAAACCAACCATCTAACATATTATCACCCACCAAATACTTCTTTATTTTTTAAATCAACAAATTTATAGGTCAAATATTCTGCAATTTGATCCAATGTCTCTTTTGGTAAATTCCCGTAAGCTGTTAAATGTAAATGAATTTCATCACTTGCTTGTTGTTTAGATAAACTTTTATCTACCGCTGTTTGAATATAGCCCATTAACTTATCTAACGGTGCAACAGCTTCTTTTCCAGCTTCACCGCCACCTAACAACTTATTTCCAGAAGCGCCAAAGATTGTTGGCTTAGTTAAAATCCCTCCATCAGCAAACCATTTCACATCAATACCTGATGGATAAGAAATATTTTTACCAAATATCTTTTTCGAACTCCATTTCAAATCAAAATGAGGCATTGGTGGTAGTTCAATTTTTGGAAATTTTAATCTTAAAGATTTAAAAATATTTTTTACAGCATTTACTTTGTCCTCGAAAGAACCAAATAAAAAGCTAGTAACTGTCTTAACTGAAGAAGATAAGATTTTAAATGCCGAATCAGCAGGATCTGAAAAACGTGCCCAAAATTCAGTCCACCATTTCTGTAGCCTATCCCATTGTTTTGAGAACCATTCTGTTATTGAACCCCAATTTTTTATCACAGCAATTACTCCTGCAATAATTCCTGTTACAGCAATAAGTGCTAAAGTGACTGGTCCGCCTAATATTCCTACTAAAGCAGTTAATGCACCTGCAACTCCAGCTAAAATTCCTACTATTGTTCCTACACCTAAAAAAGCCGCTATAAAAGTTTTAACTGGCCCTGGTAAATTTTGAAAGCTTTTAAGAATTTCTGTCAAACCTTTTATTAAAGGTACTAAAGCTGTTGCTAATTCTGCACCCAAAGGCGCTAAAGCTAATTTTAACTCATTCCATGCGCCTTGCATTTTTTGACTAGTTGTTGTCGTATCTTCATTTAATTTGTCTGCTGCTCCAGATATATTATCATAAGCACCCTTTACATTTTCGGCTTCTTTTCCTACGCCTGCTAATGCTTCCATTACTTTGATTCCATTATCTTCACCTAATGAACCAAAAATGTTAGATATAAGAGTGGCTTTTTCTTGTTCTGTTCCAACTTCTGAAATCTTTTGAACTAATGCATCAAATATTTCCTCATTGGAGGCGCCACCTTGTAACATTGTATCGTACATGGTTTGCCATTCTCCGCCTAGCTCTTCAATTGCGCTTTTAATTGAACCATCTGATAAACGAATGCCCATTTCTTTAAGAACGTCATTTACCTTATCAAGATTATATGCTCCAGCCTTGGTTCCAGCTTCAAGTGTTTCAAACATTTTTTGCATGGAATAACCATTTTGTTTAAAATGAAGGGCATATTCCGCAAGATTATCTCCTACCTCATCAGCCCAAGTACTACCGTTTCTTTGAAGAGCAACAGTAATTATATCTAACGATTCTTTCGCCGTAGCTCCATAATGTGATTGTAAAGCTGCTACCCCTCGAATTGTTTCTGCTAAATCAACTCCAAAAGTATTTTCTAAAACTTTAACGTCCTGAACGATTTGATTTAATTCTTGATCGCTCATATCTCCAAGATTTTTAGACACTAAAGCAACAGCATCTGCTGCTTCTGACATATCCTCAAATAAGCCACTACGAAAAACATCTGTTAATGCTTGTTCGTATTTTTTAGCAGATGCCGTGCCTGCTACACCCATAGAAGCGTTTAATTTCTTTTGAGCATCTTCTACTTCTGTAAAAGCTTCAATTGTTTTTCCAGCCATATCTTTGGCTTTATCAGACATACCGCTTAAAGCTTCTCCTGCATCTAACAAATTTCCTTTACCTATTTTGTCATCGATTTCTTCTAAAGTATCACCAATTTTATCTAAAGCATCATCTGCTTTATTGGCATCACTTTTTAAACCGTTCAAATCAGAAGAAATTTTTTGCACAGAGTTCCCATCGTCAATGGAATCAAGTGTTTGCTTCATTTTGTTAATATCTGCAGTTTGACCTAACGCAGCTCTACCGATTTTATTTAATGCATTTTCTAGTTGAGAAGAATTGGCTTTTCCCTCTTTAATTGCGGCTACTAAACGAGTACCTAAAACATCCGAAAAATCGTTTATATCCGTTCCTGTAGCTTCAAAAAATGTAGATAAGCGTTGGGTATTTTGAGCTAATTTTTCTTGTTCCACTTTCATACTTGATAATTGGCCTTTATACCCATTTAAAGCCCCTTCAGTTGCCTCGATTTCTCGTTTAAACTTCCGATACTGCTCTTCGCCAATTTCTCCAGATTTAAATTGCCGTTCAACATCTGCTTGAGCGCCTTTCAAAGCTTCTAGCTTATTCGTGGTCAATTCAATTTGCCGAGAAAGCAATTCTTGTTTTTGCGATAATAGTTCTACATTATTCGGGTTTAACTTTAAAAGCCGTTCGACATCTTTTAATTCCTTTGATACATTCACCGATTGATCAACAATATCCTTTAAACCACTTGTAACGCCTTTTGTATCCGCATCAAGCGCAATTGTAATACCTGAGATTTTTTTCTTCGCCATAAATTCTCCTCCTTTCTAAAATGCATCAAAATCTGCCTGAGTTGCTTTTCTTGTTTTAATTTTTGGTTCTGATTTTTCCTGATGATTATCTATCCATTCTTGAACAAAATCTAAACATGCACCTATTTCCATTAATTGCATTTCTTCGTTAGATAATCCTACTTGTTTACATATAAAAAGAAATGACTCCGTGGTGAGTACTTCATCACTAGAAGCCATTTCATCATTTACTTTTTTTTTGATTGAATACTATGTGAAATTAATTCTTGGAGTTCATTGGCAAAATCTGACAAAGGTAAAGAATCTAAACTTTCTAACCAAGTAATTGGATCTGGAATACTTGAATCTGCTGCTTTAGCAAATGTCCATACAAAATTATACAACAAAGTTAACTCAACTCGTTTTAAATCATCATATGAGATATTCGTTAATTCAAACTCCCCATCCTCATTTTGATTGTCTAATGCTTTTGCCAAAGTTAATAAATCAGCAAAAAAATCGCTCCCAAACTGCATTTTATACCGTAAAGGAGTAGCTGCATTAGAAGCCAACCTGATTTTAGTCGTGCCAATTTCAATAGTTTTTTCCATGATTAAGCAGCTGCTCCTTTTTCATAAACTTTTGTAAACCATTTATCATAAACACTTGATGGAGTATCAGGTCGTGTTTTAGTTTTTACGGCTTTATCTGAAGGACGTGGGCCAGCACTAAACGTTAACTCAGAAGTGTTTGGATCGCCAGAATCTTTTGTTGTAGAGCCAATAGTTGGTCTGTTTGCAGTGCAATAATATAACACATGACGAGTTGCTGTTTTATCTCCTTCAAATTGGAACATTAACGCAAAAGGAGAGGTTTCAGCATTTGCATACTCTGTTTGAACTTTATCCGCATCATCTACTTTTTCTCCTAAAATTTCCACTGCAAAATCTTCAGGGATTCTAGCGCATGTATATGTTCCGTCATATCCTTGATTGTTTGGAGAAGTATAGTAATCTACATTATCTGCTTTAAATTTGATTAAATCTCCTGAAGGCTCAATAGACAATTCAACCGCCCCAGGAAAGCGAACAGGCGTACCATAAGTAATTTCTCCTGTTTCTGGATTTAACATTGCTTTTGCATAATATACGTTTTCTAAGCCAAACTCTACACGATTTTTTTCAGGACTTCCTACTCTTTCTTTTTGTGCCATTTTTCTTCACCTCTTATTAAATTGTAATTTCATATGCTTTTAAATACATCTGTTCAGATGCTAGATACGTTTCGTAAGTATCAAATGGAATTTTTGCTATGTTCAGCAATTCCTCTAATTTATTTTCTTCACGAATATTTTTCGTGTTCGTATATAGTTCAATGACAATCTCTGTTTTTTTACAATAGACTGCATTGTCTGCAAAAAAATTAGTACTTGTATTTTCGTAATAAAGTAAATAGGGCAACTCTGGGACTTGCCCAGGTTGCCATTCACGATATGAAATTGGTAATTCCATTTGGTCTAATAACTGTTTCAATTCTTTTAAAGTCATTGTTACGTCAATCTCCTAACCAATTCTTTTTCTAAAGAAGCGATAGCCTTTTCTTCCGCAGCTTCTATATGCGGTTTAGCGACTACCTGGCCGACTTTTCGACCACCCCTCTTTAATGCATGCCCATTTTCTAATAAATGAGTCAAACGATAGGTTGGATCATTTTGATAAATTACTTGTTTTGTTGGTCCTTGTTTTTTCTTTCGCCAATTCCGTGCATATTTTCCTGAACGTTTTGGACTATTTTGCTTCAATTCTTGAAGCGTTTCTTTCGCTACTATTTCAGTAGCTTCTCCTACATTGGTTTCAACTTCTTCCGTATATTCTCGAACTATCTTACTGATTTCTTTAGAAAGTTCACTAATATGGATTGCCTTAGCCATTAGCATCACCTAAGCTCAAACGACAAACCACCTCAAGTTCTTCGTAGCTTTTTTGGTACGTGCGAATAATTTTGTATTTTTTCTCTTCAAGTTCAAGATAGTTTTCTCCAGAATATTCATAAGGATGAATAATAAATAAATGAATATTTTCTATTCCATTTTGGCCAGCTTGATAAAATTCTCCTCTACTAACGTTTTCTTTACAAGCCATGACAGGCGTACGCTTATATTTTGGTATCTGATTGCCTATATCATCACTTGTAAAGCCATCATTTTCTAGAAGAACAATATCTAAATCCCATGTTCTATCCATTTTTATTCTCCTTTTCAGAAAGTACTAGATTATGCAAGCGAAATTGTAAATTTCTAGGAAGGATACCTTCTCCTCTGGAGCGATAACGCCAAGCAGAATAATCCACAATAAACATCACATGAAGTTCATTATCTAAATCAATGGATACTCCTTGTTCTGTTTGCAATTCATTGACGACACTTTCAATAATCGTTGCTAAATACTTATCACGATTTTTTGACATAATTCCTAAATTTACTTTTAATAACTCTAGTGTTTGATCACTCATATTTATCACCTAATAAAAAGAGGGAACTATTCTGTTCCCTCTAATAATTTTAGTAACTCTTTTTTGCTAACATTGTTTTTATACTCGATGCCTTTTTCGTCAAGAATAGTTTTTAATTCAGGAATAGTCAGTTTACTTAATGAAGTTTCTGCCAGTCTTGACTCTGGCATTGTTACTCCCCCGCTGGATCTAATGTTACTTCTACAAACGCTTCTGGAAGAACTGGTTTACCGTCATAACGTCCTAATCCTCGAACAGCTGTTTGATCCTCTCTGAATTTATAGTGACCTGACATATCAACTCGAACAGATTCACGTTCTACTAAAGTATATTTATCAAATACACCAAACAAAATTTTATCTTGTGGTAAGTAATTATTGAAAACTACTTTTAATCCTAAGAAATTAGGTTCAGCCAAGTTTGGTAATTGAACAACATCTACCCCATTAGAATTTACATGTAATGTTAACGTTGCAATTCGATTATAATAAGTTTGTCGATGCATTACTGCAACGATTTCTCCTGTGGCATCTTCCCCTGTATCAATTAAGCCCAATACTGGAATCAATTCTTCATACGTTGGTTTTTTCGTTACTTTATTTTTACCAGGAATTTTAGGAAGAATACCATCTGGTTGTTTGTTATCTTTCCCTGTTCCTGTAACAATTGCTTTATCTAATCCTTTTGCGATAGAGCGTGCAATTCGTTTTGTTAAATAATCATCTAAATTAATAACAGAATCCTCTAACAGAGAATTATCAATATAGACAATTCGACCAATTTTGAATCCATCAAATTCAACTGCTGTTAATTTAGAATCATCATCTTCTGGTAATGCGCCTCGCATTTCTAACCAAGTAGCTTCGCTAGTATCTACATCTAAAATTAATTTCACACGTCCTTTGGCAATCACTTTATCTACTAATGGATAAAGAGTGGTAAAATCACCAATGCGCTCACGAATACGATTAACAATAATATCTGGAATAATCAATTCTGCGCCGCTTGGTCCATCAGGCAATACTTGACCGTTTGCACGCATTTGTAATCTTTCACGTAATTCATTATAAAATTCTTTTACATCTGAACGTTCATGATAATCCATAAGGTTTTTGTTTCGAGTTTCTTTTTTATCTCCCATTTTTCTTTCTTCTCCTTTACCTGTTGGTTTCTTTTCATTTAATCCGTCTAATTCTTCTTGTAAGGAACGGATTTCTTCCTCTAATTCTTTTTTTTGCTGATCATGAGGCTCTTTTTCTTCATTAAATTTATTCACTTCATCTTCAACTGTTTGTTGTTCTTCTTCCGTTTCTGCTTCTTCAATGGCAGCCTCTAAATTCTTTTCTCGTGTTTCAAATTCAGCATCTTTTTCTTCTAATGATCGAAGTAATTCTGTTTTACTAGTAATCTTTCTTTGTAACATAATTTGTCTTAATGCCATGATTAATTCCCCCTGTTTTTTAATTGGCTCAATAATTTTTTACGCCATTGTTTTGTTTGTTTTTCACGGTATTGTTCTAATTGTGTATGTCTAGCTTGTACACCTGTATCTTCATATGCAGGAAACGTTACGACTGAAACTTCGTGAAGATCGATTTCTTTTAATAGCCATTTAACCGTGCCATCTTCTCTCCAATCTGTTTCTTCATTCAGAATATTAAAACCAAACGAGCATTGATCAACGTCTCCTCGTTTTACACGTTCATAGAGATTTAAGGCATCTGAATCATTTTCATTAATAGTAATTTGGCCCCACAAGCCTCTAGAATCAACACTTAACTTTAGTGTTCCTGATTTGTTTCTACCTAAAACCAAAGTGGTTTCATGATTGGTCAACGCTCGTATATCATTGCTCAAAGAGCCGTTAAATGCTTCTGGTGAAATTTCTTCAAAAGCACCTGGCCAAAGCTCTGTTTCTTGATTAAAAACAGCGAAATAGCCTTCAATGATTTTTTCCCCTGAAGTTTCTTCTCTGGTAGAAAAATTCGTTGCCATAGAGCGTGTTTGATTTTCTTTTGTCAATCAGAGTCACCTCCTTTAAGTTTACTTTGTTCTCCAATCATTCCTTGAGGAATAAAGTTTTCTAAAATAATTAGCTCATCTAAACCAGGCTTAGGGGAATCTCCTATCATATTCAAGACATCATTCCCTGTATAGATTCCTCGAATATACAAATTCATCCCAATTTCCGCTAATTCTTTCGTGTCATAAGCCAATAAACTCTTAGAATTGCATTTAAAATACCAATTCGGATTTTCAAGCAAGCCCTTCGTTAACGTCTGTTGAAAAATATCTGCAATAGCTTTAATTCTTGTACGAACAAAATTGTTATACTCATCTTTATCAAATGAACCAACGCCCAAAATAAATGCTGGAACATCTAATAAAGCTGCTACTGTTTTTTTGTCTATTTCCACTGATTCATTAATCGCAATATCTTTTAAAGATAATGGCTTTACTTGTTGGACATCTAATAGTTCTGCTGGAATAACCCAAGGTTCACCTGGTCTAGATTCTCCTAAATATTTTTCTTTAATTTGATTTCTTCCTGCTTCACTTGCAAGATTTTCATTCATTGCATCTACTTTCACAATAACATTCGGCATATATTGCCCACTCATAAATGATTTTTTTGTTGCATTTGCTTGTCGTAAATTATAGGTAATATCCCTTAAAGGGATTCGATAACCCGTTCCTTTCCATGGTTGTTCTGGATCAGGATTAATTGCAAAATGTAAGACTTCATCTGGTGAATAAGTCGTTGAACCATATTTCACAGAATAGCCATCTTCAAGTTCAATAAAGCTAACTTTAGATGGTTTCAAGGGTCTTAATTCATGAATAAAACCATCTTTCATTTCGGGAAAGACAATAGCATTTCCATCGCCAGGCAATAACATAGAATAAACAATGTTATAGACCCAATTTTTTCTAGTCATATATGAATAAGGTTCAATATCAATTTTTCTGGATAGTTCATTTTTCACACGAACATCTCCATTTTTTGAATTTTCCATTAAATGAATGGTCATTCCCGATACCAAATCGGCTATTTTTTGACAAGCAGTTTTTACTTCTGGATTATCTGAAAGTCTTGTATAACCTGGTACTAATATTTCTCGAGAAATATCAGACATAAAAAAACCAACCGTAGGATCACTTGAGCCTGATGGTTGGGGAATTTTTGGTTCTGAACGTATTTTATTTGCTTTTTTTCTCTTTTTTGCCACAAGTATCATCCTTTACTATTTAATATTTACGATTTAACCACTCTGTTCCGACGTTTCCATAAGCCATATCTTCCAACATCTGGCAACAGCTAAATACACTCGCATCGAATAAATCGATACGTTGTACCCCACCATCACCATCTAGTTTATCGTACTGAATCATATCATCTGTTTTTTCAATCGCTCGCACATTCTGAACACAATATTCGTAGGCATCGGAATGTAAGTAATAGAATTGTTTATTTTTGACTTTCACCTCGATATGACGGAAGCCTTCTGATTTCTTATAAAAGTATTGTGGTTGATCTTTAATTTTAAATCCTGCTTTTTTCATTTTAAAAAAGAACTCTCGACCAAACTTTTTATCAAAACCAACAAGTTTAATTTTGAAGCCTTTTTGTTTCATAGAAATAAACCAATTAACAATATCATCATGTAAAACGGTAGGCGTGTTACTCATCGTTAACCAACCATCTTCTTTCCAACCAAATAAAGGAATGCCATCCTCTTCTGCTTTCTTTACTGCAGCTAATTTTTGGAAAAAGGCATGCGTAATACAAATATCTATTCCTTTATATGAGCCGTATAAAGCACCTGCCGTTAAATCATGTAGTTTCGATAAGTCCGCACCGCCGTACCAAACAATAGGTAATCTTGCTAAATCATCTAATGTCCAATCGTATTGCATATCCGAACTTCTAAACTCATTAATATCGAAATAGGCATCCATTGCATTCGTAAAGACATTCAGCGTTTTATTTAAAAACTCTGTTTTTAATTGTGGTTCATTCATTGCTTGTGAAGCATCATCCAATAACTCTTCTAAAGTAACTGTGACATTAATAGACGGTGTACACATTTCTAAAACTTCAGGATCATCAATTGTGGTGATTTCTCCTTTACTATTTAAAATATTCCCTTCTTCATCTTGATCTGCTTTACAAATAAAAATGAAATAAGAGTCATACGCAGAATCAGTAATTGACCCATTCAATACCTTCTGTAAAGTTTTTAAACGATTGGCTAAAAATCCATCAGGAATATCGCCTGCCGTTGAAATACCTATCAATAATTTATTACGATAAGCTTTCATCGCATTTTTCATCAACGTGTACTTTTTAGCTCCTGCTCTTTTCCAAGAATGCAATTCATCTAATACCAAACAATTACAGTTTAAAGAATCCAATTTATCTTCTTGGTTAGCAATTGCATAGATGTCACTTGTCCCATCTCCAAAATTAATTGAAATCGAATGTTCTTGATTGTTATCACGTATTCGTAATTTCTCGACATCCTCTTTCAATTCGTTCACATTATCCACTAAAAAATTAAAACACTCTAGTGTTTGTTTAACTGAATTTGCGACAATATAAGCTTTTGAACCAGAACGTCTATCTAAAATACTCTTTGCTTCAGTTAGCGCCGCACTAAATGCTGTTTTCCCTTGTTTTCGAGGCAAAAAAATAAGCGCTTCTTTAAACCGCCGAATATCTGAATCTTTTTCAAAAAAACCAAATAGATTCACACAGACAAATTTTTGCCAATCTGTTAACAATAATGGTTGTCCTTTATAACTTATACCATTTCTATCTTCTCCTTGGACGTGATGAATCGTTCCTTCAATTAAATTAATAACAAAATCAAATTGTTCTTGCCTAAAATCAATATCTGTTCGTGTTAAGTCTTTCAAAAACCTTTCGCAGGCTAGCCTTCTATCTAAATTTGCTAATATTTTACAATCAACAATTGCCCGTGCATAATTTAAAGCTGTTTCAAAATGTTTAGATGTAATTTTCGATAAATCCATCAAATCACATCTTTTGTTGCTCTAAAAGTTTTGCAAAAGCTGATTTTTCTTTTTTCGGCACTTCTACTTCAGCTTGATAGGTTCTAGCGTTTAACATCAACCGATCTGAATACGTACCTATATCTTTTCTGAGGTTTTCTAAACTTGCTAAAATAGGTGACTTCTTCCCACCACTTTTTTCTGTTTCCAAAATAATTTCATACCCTTGTTCTTCAAATTCACGGCTTAAATAGTTATATTGATAAACCATATCTGCATAAACCTCAATAATTTGATTGTATTGTGGCTTATACGTTCCTAATTCTTTCATATACTTGATTGTACGTTTTTTAATGCTTTCTCGTTTTGGAATTTTTTTAGCCAAGTTGTCACCTCCTCAAACTAAGATATATTACTGCGAAAAAAAGGGCTTTTTTCTGCACGGTTTTGACGACTAAAAATAACGCTAAGCGTTGATATTTAAACATTTTTCATTCCGGAAAAAATTTTTTCAAAATCCTCTCGCTATTGGAAAAAGTTCCCATAACCGTTTTCCCTAGGCTCTTTTTCATTTTTCAAAAGGAGGGGGGCTTCAAGCGTTCACTTTTCCATTTTTCAAATTCTTTCCTTCGTTTTCTTTGCCAATACAACCCTTCTCCGATAATTTTATTGTTTTCTCTATCGTGAAAGGTATTATGCCTTTGATGCGTTAAAGGTAATAGATTCCAATCAACATATGCTAGTTCAGGATATTCTTTTCTTGGGTAGATGTGATGGACCATTTCAGCTTTTACACTTAAACCATATCTTTTACTTTCTTGACATTCATATTGATATTGTCTCAGGATTTTATTCTTTTTCTTTATCCACTTTTTATTTCTATAGAAGTGTTCATTATCCATTTACATCACCTCACTGCCTCATACACGATAAACTTTAAACTTGCCATTCGAATCAAAAAGCGTATAACCTTTTTTATCAATCACTAAATACTCACCATTGCTATACTCAACAATCATTCGATTATTTTTTATTTTTGCACTTAAAATAAAATGCTTGTTTCTTTTCTTATCTAAATATCTTGGTCTATATACCATGACCTCACCGCCTTTCTGCCTAATAATTTATCATTTCATGTACTTCTCTACATTCTCTTGTATATGCTTATCTTTCCAACTGCCATGCCCACAATAAACAAGCTTGCACGCATCAATTTCCTTTGGTGTAGCTTCTCTCGTCATTTCGACAATGGAAGCATTCTTCTTTATCTGCACAGACATTACGACACGTACTGAATCAGTTGTACTGTTCGGTTGTGGATATTTATGTGTTAGCGATACATACCAATAGTTTTTCATGTTTTCTCTCCTAGTTGTTTTTATGTACTTGATTCAATAAATCACTTCTTGCTATACTATTTATGGGTAGCAACTCCTTTTTGTAAATAGCAACCATTAGCAATCCAATCTAGCGACCAACAAAAATTGTGCACGAATGCTACCTAGCCACTAGAACCCATAGTCTAGTGGCTTTTTTTATGTACGAAAAAAGACCACTCATTTACGTTGAGTAGTCTGCTTTAATTCTTTTTTCAAACGATTTAGTTTTTTTGCATCTTCTTGCTTAATGATTTCAAATAACTTAAACATAACAATACCTCCAAACAAAAAGAGGCACTTTTAAGCTAGTGCCTCACGTGAATGTAGCAGAAACATCTATTGACGATTCTTTTATTTAAGTAGCAAAGCTACCTATTGGCGTGACAGGAATCGAACCTGCATATTTTGATCAGAACACCCAACGCTCTACCTTTAAGCTACACGCCAACCGAAAGGAGCGACCTTTCACT